ATTAAGGTAATGACTACCATATAAATCAGTTTCAATCAACAAATTCATATCTTTGTTGGATATTGATTCTGGAGTGATTTCACCCTCCCCTGGAGCAGGTGCTTCTGGTGCACCACCTGGCGTTTCACCACCTAACTCACCACCGAGTTCAGCTCCTAGGTCTGGAATAGCACCACCACCACCACCAAACGATGCTGCTGCTGGCTCACTAACTTCTCCTGGAGGTGCTTGAGGAGCCCCCTCACCTGGTTTGTTACCATACAATGTATCGAGCTGGTCAAAGATACCTGTTTTAGAAATTACTGTTGGAGTATTTTTAAGTTCTTCACCAATAGCTCTTTCCATTCTTTGTTGTAACAAGTCTGTTCTAATTTCATCATCTGACCAGTTAAAGATATGCTTTTTAGCCCATGTAGAAGAAGTTGGTTGGATACCATTTCCGGGGTCAGAAACCAAGTCACGGTACAACAATACTTTTTCTTTCCAAATATCAACCTTAAGCAAATCAGCTTGAGTAGATGGGTTTGTAAGACCTAAAGTAAAGTTTGAAATTTCTTCCTCAAAACCCAACAAGAACAAATGCACAATAGCAATCTTGTTTAGCTCTTGTATCATAGACTTTTGAATTCTATTGATTGTACTAGCAAAACGAATATCTTGAAGTGCTAAATTTTTACCATCTCCAGTAACTTCCTCGAAACCTAAAAATGCTTTAGGAATTCTAAGTGCTGTAACAAGTTTCTTTTGAATATATTCAATATCGGCAATCTCAGAAAGATTCTGAGCTCCTGGTAATGTGGTAATAGGGTCTGGGGTGTTAGGGTCACGAACCGGAATAAAATAATCCTGGTCTACCGCCATTTGGTTAAAACGCATATCAACGTTACCAGTCTTGGAATCTACAATTTGTTCTCTTTTGAACTTATTGGCAACACGTTGTACATAAGCTTCAACATCATCGTCGTTCATGTTTCCCACATAAACTTTGAACATTCTTCTTTCAGGGGCTCTTGATGTACGATAAATTAACATCGCATCTTCCGATAACAAAAGTTGTTTCCAAATACGACGAGACTTTTCTAGCATGGAAGTTCCATATGGAAGTTTTCTGTCGTCACCTAGCAATCTAAAGTGAGCAACCTCCCATGGTTGAAACTCCATATTTTGAGTTTTCCATGTAAATCTTAAACCCTTGTCATCAGTGTTTTCAGGAACACCAACAGTAGCGTTTCTTGTATTCAACCCTTGTTCGAATCTTTCAATTTCAATGTTTGGCAATTGTTGGCATCCAATGACACCTTTTTCTGGGTCGAGTCTCATGTAGACAAAATTGTCACCATATTTACAGGTATTTCTAGTCCACATAGGAAGGTTAGTGTTAATGTCCAATGTATTATTGAACAAATCTACTAATACCGACTTTATTCTTTTTGACTCCGAATAAACTTGAAGGATTATACCATCTTCGTTCGGTGTGGTTGACTCCTCAGCATAGATGTCCAAAGCAGCAGAAATCTCTGGGGTATATTCCATAGATTCATAATCATAGTATGAAGCCAATCTATTTGGCTCATAATAAATGGCTTGGGTATAAAGATTATTTTCAACCTTTGCAAACTGACTGGATAAATAGAAAGATTGTTTAGCTTGAAGCTTTTCTCTTTCATATTCTGCCTTATCAGTGGTCCTAAGAAGTTCTTTCTTATCTAATTTGTAGACAGGAAAATCTTGGTTCATTAAAGCATCAGGCCCTAAAGCTCTTGATAATCTTTGCCAAACCGTAAAATTTCTATTTTCCATCATTCTAAACTTAAACTAAGTGCGTTTAATATAAATAGTTTTACCTACCGAATAACCAACCATACTTTTCGTAATCTGCCCGAGATGATGAGTAATTTTTATTCATCGGCATACCAGGTTGAGAAAACTGAGGTAATGCAGGGTTAAAGTATTCTGATTTATCTTTATTCTCATTTACCACCGTGCTCCATGAGTTCAACATGGCTTTAGTGTGATTTACTACCTTTACAAGTGATGGGAACGCAGCTTCAGCAACATAGAGTGCCATAGAAATTGCCATAATACAGTCGTCGTGGTGACCTTTTTGGTGGTCAGGCCTTCCATTGATGTATACAAAAGTTCCCATTTCATTCATAAGTCTGTTTGACCTAATTTTGAAATCGTGACGGATAGATTCTTCAAAAGCAGCAATAATTTGTACTCTTTTGTTGTTGAAGTTAATTCCTGGAATTTTTTCTTTAATTTTTGGGTCATATTTCCATTTGTTACTCATGTCAACCCCGTCGAAGTAAAAATTTTCATAACCCAGTTCTTGCAGCTTTCTTGCCGTAGCAACGCCCATACCCCCCGTTAAATCAATCACACAAAGAGCACTATACATAATCCCCCACTTATAAGCAATTTCAGCTAAGGTATCGGGTGGAAGTTTACCAACAAATTCTAAAACCTGCTCTCTAGTGTCGAAATCAATAATTTCAATACAAGAGAAGTCCTCAGAGTCTCCTCTTGAAACGTCTACTCCCATTACATATTTGTGTCCATTCTCTGGCTCTTTCCAAATCCAAAGTTGCCCACCAATAAGTTTAGCTTCGGGGTCCTTAATGTCATTCTTTTGAATGTCCTGAAGCATTTGTGCGTCGAAAACATTATCACCAGAACCCAAAAAGTTACACTCCAATTCTTGTGCAACTTTTCTCCTGTCGTACTTAAGTTTTTTTACCATGCTTTCAAACCAAGAAGAACAGGGTTTGAAACCGTCATTTATAAACTGGTGAAGAGTGGAAAGTTGCCTTTCTCTACTATTTTCTCCAGACAAATCAATTATTCTATCTGGGCTGTATTCATGCTTGTTAAGTAGGTAATGAACAATATCGTTTGTTTTTACCATGTATAGGTCTTTTGTATAGCGGGGGTCCCTATACCAATACATTTCGGTAATTTTGAAATCATTCATACTACGCAATGCCTGGTCATAGATTTCATAGTAAATCGGGTCAAATCCGTTTGGTGTGGAAATGACGATTACCTTACCACCTGTAGAAAGTGATGCCATACAAGCTGCCCAGAAATCACTATCAGCCTCAATAAAGGCAGCCTCATCAAAGATAAGAGTTGTTGGGGTGTAACCTCTAAGAGCGTCTCGTGAAGTTGCAACTGCTTTTACCTCACAGCCATTAGATAACTTGAAGTGTCTTGCAGAGTTTTTCTCCGGGGCAAATCCGATTCCAACCCAAGAAGGCCATTGCTCGGTAAATCCTCTTATCTTATTTGCAAATTCAACTGAAGTATCAAGTTTGTTAGCAATAATAAGAATTTTCTCTGGCTTTTCTTTTCTTGCAAAAGCTAGTCTTTTACTAGCCCAGGCAGCAGTAACTGTCGAAACACCCGCTTGACGATATTTCAGAGCGATGTTTTCATTAAACTCTTCGTAATCCTCAACAAGTTGCACCTGGTCTTGAAACAATTCCAAAGGCACATACTTCGAGACAGTGTTATCGTAAGTTTGAAGATAAGTTTTAAGAGCATAAGGAGTGCTCTTCATACACTTCTTATACTCTATGATTACTTGTTCTTTAGTCATAAATTCCTAGTCAGGTCGGGAAATCCCTAATCCTGCTAAGAAATCTAATCCGTCGTCTTCTAAATCTTCACTAGATTCGAAACTGTCATATTCCTCCTTATTCTTTTTTGCAATCTTAATAAGTTCTTTGAACTCATCAGTTGCTTTAGAATTTTTACCTGAGTCATCAGAAATAGCATTTCCAATAATTTGTAGAAATTCCTCAGCAGGGAGTTTATAAAGTTCCATTTGGAACCAGTTCATCAGTCCTCTGTTGTCTTCATCAAAAATCTCATCCGGCAATGCGAAACGAATTTTCTCAACAACTTGAGGACCAATTCTAAGAGACCAAGCCTCCATAGGCAAAGTGTCAGTCTGACCCATAACTTTTTCACGAGTTACTGGGTCTTCAGGTAGACCGTATCTACCTTTTGCCTCTTCAATTCCTTTAAGAATTTCATGGCATACAATCGGGAAAATAAGTCCGTATGCTTTGATAACGGTGTCCGCAGCTTCTTCTCCACCACCTTCTTCGCCACCGTCTTCACCATCAGCATCATCTAATTGTACCATACCAGCAACTCCTTGACCAGTCGTACTCATTTGGTCAATCAAATCATCCATAGTAAAATACATAAAGTCATTCATTGACATTACCTCCAAATACATGCGGTATAGACGTGGGTCTATTTCGTCGAGCTTTGCTTTAATTTCTGGCTTCTGGAATAAATAATGTCCCTTTTTAGCGGTTCCTTGAATAATTGCGTTAATAATATTACGCTTATGCTTTTCAAGTTCTAGCTGCTCCTCAGGTGTTAAATCACCAATATCAAAACCAGCTTGAATCATTAGCTCTTTAGCCTCTTCTTCATTCTCTTCTTCCATTTCATCAGCAGCTAATCTAAAGTTACTGGTGTCAATAGGTTCGCGATTTAGATATGCTTCGATTACAAACCAATCATTTGGAATTTGAGCCTCATCAAGAGATGCTTCAATTGCCAAATTTTCAAGAGCATCTTTGTGACGTGATTCAATTTGAACAATTTGAGGAATTTTGCTGTAGACTTCACTGATAAGCATTCTTGCAACCATAGGGGAATTTATTGATTCCCTACCTGTTACTTCTCTAACTTTATCAACAACTTGTTTGAAACGCCTAGTTGCTAAACGTTGAATTTCTTCGTTACCCTCCTGAAAGGCGGGGTTTTTAGCTAAAGGGTTTTCAGGGTCTCTGAGCTTACGCTCAAACCCTTGGTCCATTCTCTCGGGGTAATCCCCGTAATCAATTTGTTCCTTAATTTTTCTATTTTTTGCCATCACGAAGAATACCTTGAATCAATTTCAACACATCATTTTTTGCCTTATCAAGCTCTTTTTGAGAAGCTTTAGGCGCAGGATTGGGACCTTCAAAAGGTTTTTTTCCTGGATGACCCGGTCTAACATTAGGTTTTGTGTCGGGCTTGGTCGTAGGTTTAACTGGAGCGGTTTCTGTGCCAGCTTCGCTCATAGATTGTAACATTCCCAAATCACCAATAGGTTTACTCATTCTAATTGACTTACCTTTTTTGGATTTTGGTTTGTAAACAGAACGACGAATCACCCCTTGTTCAGCGATTGTCTCTAAAAATTCTTCTTTTGTCATCTTTGGTTCTAAATAATTCTCGACCAAAGATACGATTTTTTCTTCAATAAAAAAATCCATAGGAGAAGTTCCTTCTTTCAAACTCTTCTTGACCGCTTTAACGCATCTTTCAAACTTAACGGTTTTCTTGGGGCCAAGTTGAGCATGGCATATTGCCCAAGGATTGTTTTCTTCCTCAGCCTCTGTCATATCTTCGTATTTGTCAATCTGAGCGTCGCTGTCGTCACCCAT